TGGCCTAGTTGCGGCCGGTTGCTTGACGGATTGCCTCTGCGAACTGCTGGGCGGGATCACCACTTGCGGTGACGTTGTTGACCCGTCCAAGCGCGGCAGAGGACGGTGAGCTCTTCTGCTCACCGCGGAATTCAATGAGCGCGTCAGCGGAGGCTTCGAGTTCCTCCTGCGTGGAACCGGATAGAAGAGAAGCGGGGACGCCCTTTTCATTGGCGACCTCCGCACGAAGTGCCTTTAGCTCAAGCTCCAGCGCGCGCTGTTCAGCGGCTTCGGCTCGGGCGGCTGCCTTCTCTGCTTCTGTCTGGTTCGCGGCTTCGATCTCGGCAAGTCGCTGTGCAGCGGTCTTGTTTGCGTCGGCATCCTTCTTGGACTCCTTGGCGCGGGCCTCCCACTTGCGTGCTTCGGCCTTCCAGTCGATCTCTTTGCTTTCAGTCGTTTCCTCTTCGGCAGGTGCCTCGGTGGTTGCGGTTTCGGCGGCTGTTTCACTCATTGGTTGTGCTCCCATGCGGGTTTCCCTCAGCCGTGCGGCGTCGGTGGATTTATCGGAATGCCCATGCGGGCGACGAACCCACCAAGACGGCGGGAAAGGTGCCCGTTTTCGGGCATGAAAAAAGCCCCCATCGCTGAGGGCTTCTTTCCGCTAGTTGGCTACTTAGTGCCGTGTTCTTCACGCCACGACGAGAGCGTGGCCTTGAGGTTGGTTGCGCCATCCACGATGCCGCCCGTTTGCGTGTACAACTTCGTAAAATGCTGCTGGCTGTACTTCAAGTAGTCGTTATCGCCGCCCACGAACACCGGGGCGACAACGCATCGGCAGTGTTCATGGAAGGCTTTACCGATCTGCTGATTGCCGCGAGCCTTCAAGCCCTGCCCCTGACCGCCAACCTTGCCTGCAGTCAGTGACGCATCCACGCCGCGACCAACAGTTGACCCGGCCGATGCTGCACTCCGGTACACAGCACCGCGAGAGGCAAGCAGACCGCAGAAAGCACAGCAACCAGTACGCGGAACACGCTGATACCCGACACGCACAGCGTCATACGTTGCCGAATTGATCACGGTGTCCCGCCCCGAATTGGCAATCATCTTCTGCGAAAAACCCGCCAGGCGAGTGAAAATATCGGACTCAAACGAACCCACCGGGGCGAACAGTGGAGTTAGCGCGTAGCGAATCCCCGCCTCCAATTGCTCATCCGGAAGAAAAGCAATTACTGGCGCATAGGTAGATCGCACCCCAGCACCCAAACGCAGTGACGTGTACCACTGCGCAGCAACATCCGAAGCTGAGGACATAAACGGCCGCATCAGCTCCGGATACGTTGCCAAAAGCGCATCCCTAAATGCGATCGGGTTCGGGTTATCCAACTGCTGCAACAACGACTTCAACTGGGCATACGCAACAGTCGACAAACCATCGATGACCGTCTGGTACGCCTCAATCTCAGACTGCGTTGCCACGTTCAGCCGCCAGTGAAGCTATGGCCGGATCTGCCGACGCGCTCGAGGCAGCCGCCTGAATGTTCGACACAAGCGATGTAACCTGACCGCGCTGACGGTCGGCACGAAGGCGCTGAATCGTCGTCTGGTCGTAACCCGACTCTTCAAGGGCGACGTCAGACTGAGCCATCCAGGGAAAAGCAGAAATTTGCTTCACAACGAAGTCACCGCGTGCGGCCATCGTCGGCGCATCCACTCGTGCCCATTTCGCGTTCAGGCCAGTAAGCGAGTCGGCCGCATCCCTACCGTCACGAATCTCTATGGCCATGAGCATTGCATCGACCCAACCTGCGCCCCAGGGCTCCTGAGCCCTCTCGGCCTCGCTGAACAGAGCCATGTAGGCGGACTGCATTGCGGCATCAGATGCGGGATTGTCGTGGATGATTCCCAGAGCAGAAACGGGGATATTTGTTTCCCCGGAGAATAGAGCCGCGTCTGAACGAACCATGTCCATGTGAGGCTGCATCGTTGCTTGCGCGTACTGGCCGGTCGTGGGAACGTTTCCGTCCTCGTCCGCGCCGATCGCAAGCAACTTCGAGACCTGCACAGACCAACCCGAACGCACAGAACCGTCCTCGTTGAGGAATGCCGAATCGTCGGCACCCATCAGCCAACGCTGAGGCGAGCTGTAGAACTCGGCCGAAATCTCCATACGCAGCAATGTGCGCGCAACACGCTCCGTGATCGACATAACACCTTTGGTGATACGCGACCGCCCAAGCGGGTGCTCAGCGGACGGCTTGAAAGGAAGAATCGCGACGGGGCAACGTCCCAAATCGTGTCGGGCCTCCTCGATGTTCCACACACCATCAAATCCGCGGCTGCAGGTAAGAACCTTGTCATCCAAGAAGAGAATGAACTCCGAAACGAAACCACCATCAGTGCCCGTGATCGTAAACGCCGCCGACGCGCGACGCTTATTAGCATCCCAAAGCGCGGTCGATGACGTCGCCGACAGATTGCGGATAACAACCTCGGGCTCACCCGGGCCACCAGCAAGAACAGCGAGAAATGAAGGACCATACTTCAAAGAAGAAGTGTGCGCCTGCGTTGCCTCAATGCCCAGGCGGTTTTCGCGCCAAATCTTGTCAATACCGAAATCGGCAGCAGTTCCGTTCGGAACTACGAACCCCTCAAGGTTGATGTGCGCCTCGAGCGCCTCAACAGCTTTCGCCGGCCACATCAACGTCGTTTCGACACGCTCCAGTGACGGTGGCACGGCAATACCAAGATGCTTCGCGTTGTACCGGCCTTCAAACATGCGAGAACGACGATCATTGATCAACGCCTTCGCCTGCAATTGAGCAACGCACTCGTTCAGCACGTCCTGCTCATAGGCGGACAGCCCCGGAATGGTCAGAACGGGGGCAACAAGAATGCTGCTGCTCATAGCACCACCGCTCTTCTCTGGGTCTTCTCGCCCGTACGAACCTTGCCGCTATTCAGAACGACACCTCGCCCAAGTCGGGCACCAACCATGCAGACAGCCAAATCGACCAACTGATGCGAATCTCTAGACGCTTTACCCAACGTGTACCCCCACTGATTAGGGCGACGTTTTGCGTTGTGCGTATGAGTGCGAAGAGCAGCATGACCGTCGTGTTGGAACGACTGCTCTTCATCAATCTCGCGCACAGTCAACATGGCAACCTCAGTGAAAAGCTGGTTCCTCAGAACACCGCCACGCTGAGACATGCGCATATCGAACAAAACAGAATTGCCCTGAGCTCCGGGAGTAGCCCACACCTTCAACTTGCTTCGGAAATCTTGATGCCACCCATCGATGACCTTGCGCCAATACAAGGCCTCGTCCTGGTCATCGGTAGCCGGTGACGGATCCACACCAAACCACTCGACACGGAAACGGGCGAACGTGTTGCGGACTACGGCGTCAACCTCTTCACGAGGAGCCAGCCATGTCTTACCGCGATCACCATGCGGCTTCTGCCAAACACCCAGAACAAAAATCGCACCATCAGACAAACGGCAAGCAACAAGCCCCGTAGCATCCTCCGACTTGGAACAGTCAAGAAACATTGCGATCTGTTCGCCATCAGACAGAACCAGATCCATGTTCGCCAGCGAATCGAAAGCCCGCGGATCAACCCACGCGTCCTCTGCAGCAGCCAAACCATTCAAGTAGTAACGGATGGAATCACCAGGCGAGGTACGAGGGTCAAGAACCTCATCAGCGAGCCGCTCAAGGTCCGCCCAAGGCGCATCCGAATAAGCAGCACGCAACGCCGCATGCAACTCTTCCTCAACATGCAACCGCGTCGACGGATCAGCCTCGATCGAGTCATACAGAATGTCCTGCCGCTTCGCGCGACCAGACACCTGCGCCTGCCAAGCATTGAAAGTACGTTCCGCAACAGAATCGGAACCCATACGGTGCGCATTAGTGAACTCACACAACCGTGCCTGCAGCGCAGCCGGAGACTTACCCACATTCCGACGTGCGACCTCAGCAATGCGATGCCCGCCAGACGCTTCCGTCATGTGGTGCGACTCATTCAGCGCAATGAACGTTGCCGCATCACCCTCGGACGACTTCTCCGACGCAGTAAGCAACTCGAGACGACCGCCATCCTTCAAGATGGTTCGAGTCTCGCCACAATCAATCTGGTAGTAATCACGCGCCTCACGCCCAAACAAGGCGTTGGCAATCCGAAGCATGTCCTTCGCCTGAGCCTCAGAGTTCGCAGCAATCTGGACTAACGGCAACAAGTGACGGATACCCTCGAAACGCTCGAGCTCGTCATTCCATATGAGCTGTGAACGACCCACCAACTCGATGTCACACATCGCGGCACCGAAAGGGTCCTTGCCCGTGCCCTTCGCGCCCCGCTTCAAACCGGACCGGTACAACCAACGGCCAGTCTCGTCATACGCGTACCAAAGAATAATGAAACGCTTCTGGCCGGCCGTAAAGCGCCAATCCTTGCCCGTTAGATAATCCGTAAGCCCCGGCTCATCCGTGCGCCCCTCGGCCCACTCAATAAGATCAGGGCCAAGCGACGACGCAATGATCGTAGACTTCTCATCCACATTCGACGGCCAAGGGATAGTCACCCAAGCACCAAACGAATCGACGCGGTACCCCGGAAGAATCTCAGAGGTCGCGGTAGTCATTTATCTGAGCCACATTCCCCGAGTCAGACGCCAACGTCGGCTCCACATACCGGATCCGCAGATCCCGGAGGGAATCAGTGGTCAGCCCCAGCCCCCGCTCCCGGATTCGGAGCTCGGCCGTCGGCTCCTTCCACTTCTCCTCTAGGAGCTGCATGTAATCCAGCGCCGATTCCCAATCACCGGCATGCCACAACATCACATGAGGAAGATGACGAATCACTTCCCAACGACGACGGCTCCGACCCGACCAATGCGAATCATCAGGAAGATCAGGAGACTCACCTTCGAAAGGCACGTTCAGCACCTCAACCCAGTCATGAACCGGCTTCGTGCGATTAACGGCCTGGCCCTCAGGCTTCGGCTTACGACCAGCAACAGCCATAATCGTGCCTCCGGAAGGTTTTCATTTCATACGCACTGTCAGGCCCT